AGAACTTGAAGTGCCACTTAAAGAAGCGGTTTCTGGATATCAACGTCAAGCGGATTATACCCGCAAGACACAACAACTGGCTGATGAGCGTCGTGGCGTTCAGTTTGCATCGGCAATCCAACAAGCGTTGGACAATGACCCAAATGCAACTATTGAACTATTGAAGTCTCATTATGGTTTGGACCAACAGGATTCCTTTGAAGAGGATGATTTGTGGGCAGACCCGATGGAAAAGCAATACCGTCAACTTGAGAATCGTCTGAAGTCCTTTGAGGAACAACAGGCCATGAATGAGTTGGAACGTAATATTGGTTCTCTTCAGCAAAAATACGGTGAAGATTTTGACGCTAATGAAGTAGTTTCATTGGCACTAGCAAGGGGAACAACCGATTTAGAATCGGTTTACAAGCAAGTGGCATTTGATAGACTTTATAGTGGAGAACAGGCTCGTCGTCAGGCACAGGCACAGCGTGCACAGCAGGAACAACAAATTGTTCAGGCTAAGCGTTCTAGTGGTATTGTGGCTGGTGGTTCGTCTGCTCAAGGTACATCCGTAGATTCACAACCAATCACTAATTTACGGGATGCTTTTGCTGCTGCTAAACAGCAGTTGGGTATTTCATAATATTTCCTAGGAGGAATTCAAATGTCGAACCCGAACTTTGACGCACTACTCTCAACTACACTTGCGAACTATCGTGACAAGTTGACCGACAACGTGTTTACTGCACGTCCACTTACATACTGGCTTAGTGACAAGAGTCGTATCCAAACCGAATCTGGTGGTACGAAAATTGTTGAGCAGTTGATTTATGGTCAGAACAGCACTGTTGCTTCGTACTCAGGTTACGAAACACTCAGCCTTACACCACAAGATGGTATTTCGGCTGCTGAATACGATTGGAAGCAATATGGTGCTTCAATCGCTATCAGCGGTATTGAAGAGGCTAAGAACAATGGCGAGCATGCTATTATTAACTTGCTTGAGGCTAAGATTATGCAGGCTGAAGAGTCATTGCGTGAAGGCTTTAACCAAATGTTCTTTGCTGATGGCACAGGCAACTCTGGTAAGAACTGGAACGGTCTTGGTAACCTTGTTGAGTCAGGTAACACCGTTGGTGGTATTAACTCGGCTACAGCAGGTAACGAATACTGGCGTTCATATGAGGAAAACACCGCTGGTGCTTTGACTCTTCTTCAGATGGCGACTGCTTATAACAGCGTGTCTGTTGGTAACGACCATCCTGACGTTATCCTTACAACTCAAACATTGTTTGAAAAGTATGAATCACTTCTGCAACCACAGTTGCGTTACACTGATACAAAGACAGCAGATGCTGGTTTCCAGAACCTTCTGTTCAAGTCTGCGCCTATCATGTACGACGTTCACTGTACAGCAGGTGTTATGTACTTCTTGAACTCTAAGTACATCAAACTTGTTGGTCACTCTGACAAGTGGTTTGCACAGACCGATTTCGTTCGCCCTGAGAACCAGGACGCACGTTTCGCTCTTATCATGTGCTACGGTAACCTTGTTGTTTCTAACCGTAAGAAGCAAGGTAAGTTGACCGCAAAGACTGCCTAGTCAGTTTTGTCAATTGATTTGGGGGGCTACGGCCCCCCATCTCTACCCCAACACATCAAGGAGTAATGATGCCATACGCAAAAAAAAGCAAGACCGTAAATGGTCCCGATAACAACAAGGCTTACATGCCAGTTCCTAAGGGTTACAAGGGAAACTGGAATGTTCCTAAAGGTACACCTTGGAAAAAGGATTCGCCTTATAACCCAGCAAATAAAGGCAAAGGTCCAACATCTCGTGGTCCTTCACCCGAATCAGTAGCAAAAGCAAAAGCGTCTGCAACGCCTCGCATTACGTCGCCTGCACCTTCACCTAAAGCGGTGGCTGGCCGTAAGGCTGCTGTTGCAAAACGTGCTAATGCTGTTTCGGCTTCCAAAGAAGCAGGAATGATTCGTTCCAGCAAGGAAGCGGCTGCAACTAAAAAAGCACAGGCTAAGCAAGTAGTATCTCGTGGGCCAAGTCCTCGTAGTGTTGCTGCTGCAAAGAAAAAGGCTTCTGCTGTTACGCCGATTGCTTCACCACGTGGCAAGGCTGCTAACCAGGCTGCTCGTCGTGCTGCTATTACTGCTGCACAAAAGAAAGCATCTTCCAGCAAGAGGGCTTCTTCTGCACGGACTTCCGCTTCTGTGAAGCGTGGCGTTAAAGGAAAATTAAAGTAACGAACCCCACATAGGGTATGAGTAAACAACTTGCCCACACCCTATATGGAGAACCTGTAAGTGGTTCCCGACCTGCCGTTTCGGCAGTCGGGAGCAAACTTGCGCCTGGAAGCGGACCGTATATCGGCCGTAACCGTTGTATCGCCAATAACGATACTTGTGAAGGACCCAAAGCCAAGCAAACCGACTACTGTATCGGTCATTTGCGTACTATGGCTAAGGAACAGAAGGAGAACGAATGAGTACAACACAGGAACTGATTACGTTCGTTAGAGACATCACCGATTTGGACGAGGCAGATTTGCCTTCGTCTCTTGTTGTTTCTTACCTTAAAGATGGGTTTCAACGTATTATAAACTTGGAGCGTCGCTGGCCGTTTCTTGAAACTACCTACACATTGTCTACTGTCGCTGGACAACGTGACTATGCCACCAGTTCTATCGGGTCTGGAAACCTACGTGAGGTCACCAGTGTTTTGGATAACTCTACCAGTGGTAATCGTCTTAGTTTGATTTCTATTGATGAGGCTGAAGCAGTATGGCATGGCTCGTTTGATACTCCTACTCGTCCTTTGTTTTATGCAGAGTGGGGAGATGTTATTAAATTGTATCCTAAGCCTGATACTGTGTATCCGTTGACGGTTCGTGGATACCGCAAGGCTAGTTACACTTGGACCACCAGTTTAAATACAGAAGTTGATTGCGATGAGCGTCTACATAACGCCATCGCATACTATGCTGTGGCGCAAGCCTACAAGAGGCAGGAAGACCCTGAGTTGTCTAACGTGTATAAGCAATCGTTTGATGAGGCTGTCATGTTGGCTCGTAAAGAGTTGATGCGTGCCAACGGTCATCGCCCTATGGTGATGTCTAGAGGTTTTGTGCGTCCTAGTGAGAAGTATTGGCTTGAGTCTTTGGGTAGAACGCTAGGTCAATAATGTCTACAATGCGTGTTTTTCGTCAGGATGATTTTACTGGTGGGCTCAATCTCAGGGCCGACCAGTTTCAACTCGCCCCGAATGAATCGCCACGTATGTTGAATGTTGAGATTGACCCTCGTGGTGGTGTCTTCAGTCGTGGCGCTATGCGTCGCATTAATACTAGTCCCGTGACTGGTGCTTGGCGTCCTAAGAATCTTGTTCCGTTTTACACTACTTCTTCTGCTTATGTTATGTTGTCTACTGGGTTTGCATCTGCCGTTAACGGCGATGTTCATTATTCTACAGGTAGCAACTTCAGCCCTTTAAGTATCCCTGTCAGTGAACAGCATGGTGCTAGTTTTGCACCATGGGGTGACACGCTTTATATTGCTACTGGACAAGATACTGTATCATACAAGTGGGATGGTACAACAACAACTGCTTTGACTGCTTCTGGTACGGCAGGTGCATGGCAAGATTCGTACACTGCTGGTTTGTCGGGTGTTCATTTTCCTAAGGCTAAACATGCTGTTACGCACGCAGGTAAAATCTTTGTTGCGAATACAAACGAGAACTCTATTGCTTATCCTAACCGTGTACGCTGGTCACATCCAAATAGTCCTGGAAACTGGGCATCTAACGACTACATTGATGTAAACGATGGCGGTCCTAGTATTACTGCACTGGCTGTTTTTGCTGGTCACCTATTGGTGTTTAAACGTGATTCTGTATTTGCTGTTTTTGGTTATGATTCTGATACTTTTCAGGTTGTCGAGATTTCTCGTACTGTTGGTGCAGCAACACCGCATGCTGTGACAATAACTGAACGTGGTGTTTATTTCTTTTCATATCCTGAAGGTTTAATGTATTACGATGGTAAATCGGTGCGTGACATTTTTGAACCCATCCGTCCTGCGATTATAAACTCGGACATTAACGCAAACATTGCTACGCAAGTTTTTGTTAATAACATTAACCGTCGCATTTGGGTTTCTGTGCCTTACAGCCAAACAGCAGAGGAAACTGTTGCTACTGCTTCTTTCGTGTTTGACCCTACTATTCGTGATGGTGCTTGGCTGATGTTTTCAACAGCAGACAACCGTGGTTTGAATGGTGGCTGTGATTTTATTGAACAGTCTAGTGGTGCTATAATGCATCTTGGTGTTCATTCTTCCCAGCCTTATGTTTTGGGTGTGGATTTATACACCAACGGTTATGACAATATTTCTGGAACTAACTATCAGTTCACTAGTCGTTACCGTACACGCTGGATTGATGGTGGTTCTTATTCGCAGAAGAAAATGTTCCGTCGTCCTGAGGTTGTTGTTAAGCAGCAGGGTGTTTCTGGTGGTTTGATTGTTAAAGCCTTTGCTGATTATGAAGAGGCTGACAATAGCGAAATTAAAGAATATACTTTGACAATTCCTGCTTCAGGGTCGGGTATGGTTTGGGGTACTAGCCTTTGGGGTGCCGCTAATTGGGGTGCTGCCAATGTTGGTGCACAGTTAATTACTGGACGTAGTATTGGTCTTGCCAAATCTATACAGTTAGAATTTACAGGTCCTGTTGGCACTTCTTGGGGTGTCAATAGTTTCACGTTAAAATACAATCCTAGGAGGGTTACAGCATAATGGCTACTTTACCAATTGACTATACGTTTTCAAACGGAGACGTTGCAAACGCTAACCACGTTAATACTAACTTTCAAAGTATAAAAACTTTTGTTGAGGCATCACTGGTTAGCACTGATGGCGCTGTCCAGGCTGGCACTGCTGCCATCGCAAACAACGCTGTTACGACAGCAAAGATTCTTGACTCTAATGTTACGACAGGCAAGATTGCTAATGATGCTGTAACTGCCGAGAAGATTGCTGCTGGCGCTGTTGGTGCTAGTGAAATCGCTGATGGTTCTGTTGGCACAGCAGAGTTGGCCAATGGTGCTGTAACGGCTGCTAAAAAATCGGGATTTTCTGGTGTGACATATCAGGACTTTACTATTACTGGTGTTATTAACGAC